GTTTAAGTCAAACATAAAAAAGGGGGCCGAAGCCCCCTTAGTACAGCATGTTACTAAGCTATTAAGCGCCGGGTGATCCGTAGATACCCAGTGGATCGGATACGCCGAATGAATAGCGTTCACGAGCCTTGTAACGGCTGTTGCCGGTATCAAAGTCAGCGTCCATAGAAGTAGCCATTGGGCTACGAACGAAGTGCTTCAAACCGTTAGGTACGTCAGTCATCAGGAACCAGCCATCAGTATCGGTCAGGTAATGGTTTACTGCGTAACCTTGTGGTACAGCGCCGTTGTTCATAATGGCGTTGATGTCGTTGTCAGCAGTTCCTACGCGACCTTCAGTCTCAAGCAAACGAGTTGCAACAAACTGTAGGGAAGGTGGGAGAATTAGCTTCTTAGGCTTGGCCGCGATCAGAAGACCACGCTCATCGGTATAGCCAGCAATCTGAATGATAGCTGCTTCCAAAGAAGTTTCGTTGAGGTCAGCCGCAACAGCAGGGCGGTTAGAGTTAACTCCACCGTTAACCAGAGGGTGAGAAGTAGAGCATAGAACCTGCCCATCACCGTAGGTAGTGCCAGTAAAAGCGTTGTTCAGGATGTCCGCTGCTTTAACCTGCTTGGTGTACGCCATAGCGCGAGCCAGTGCTTTGGTATAACGAGATGACAGAGAGTCATACAAGTTATCTTCAATCGCTTCTTCAGTGATTGAGAAACCCATTGCAACAGTTTCGTGCGTGTAACGTGCAGTCCATGCTTCCTGAGCATTATCATACTCAATTGCAGAACCTTCTGACTTAGTTGGGGCAGAGCCAAAACCAGACAGTTTAGTTTCTTCTTCAAAAGAACGGTCAGAGGTTTCAGTCTCGAAAATCTCTTTGTGCTCTTCGCCATATTTCGCGTACTCCAGACCGAATAGTGCGTTTAGCCCGGGGAGTAGCTCTTTAAGTAATTGACTTCTTGAAATAGCCATCTAGTTATTCTCCTACGATGCCTGTACCAAACTGGTGGTACGGTAGGTTAAATTTAACCAAGACATCAGTCTTAGCGTCGCCAATGGCAGAACCAGCTTTAGTTACAAAACCGATTACTTTAAACGCCTTAGTTGCAGTCGCAGTAGTAGCATCGATTGCAATGTTAGACTTACCAGTGGTGGTGTTTACAGAAGTCAGAGCATTCTGCGCACCAGTCAGAGGGGCATTATGGCCAAGAGCAGTCTGAGCAATCGCGCCATCAGCTTGTACTTGGAAAGTTACGCCCGGATCAGTTACTACATAAGCAGTAGCGTTAGCAGTGCCTGTAGGGTAGTACTGAGCAAAAATCAACTGACCTTCAGCGTTGATGTATTCACAACCAACGAACACACCCAGAGCACCGATACCGTTGCCGCCAAGGTTGTTAGTAGTTGCGTCTGCACCAGTGCCAGAAGCAAGTTGGACGTATCCTGCGTTTAGTTCAACAATAGAACCATAGCCGATGTTCTGAGCTACGCCAGCAGGGGTAATAAGAAAAGCGTCACGGGCACCAGAATAAGGTGTACCGTCAGCTTTACGTACGGGAACAAGCCCGTATGGAGAGGCTGTAGTTGCCATTTATTTCACCTATAAATAGAGTTAAGTTATGACCCATTACCGAAGGTAACGTTCGTACGTCTGTCGTTAAACAGGGGCATACGGGGGTCGTTTTCTCGCATCAGGCCGTTGTCAACTGATTGCATTTGCGCCTTACTCTGATCGTTATAGTAAGTGTTACGCTCTTCAACCATTTCGACAGGAGCTTTGCATAGCATTAAGCCACCGATTATCAAGTTGTCTTTGAATTTTTCGTTCTCAATGGACACAAGAGTAATCTCTGGGTGATCTTCCGCTCTTACTGGCTCCCAACCTTCGCGTAGTTTTGAGGATACATTAGTGGCATCAACACTACCTTGCGTGCTTACACGAATCCAGCGAAATGCGTAGCCCGGCTCGGGGTTAGGAGAAGGTAGTACTTCTGGCCTAGTCCAAGCCGCTTTGCGGGCCGTTTTTTCACGGGTAACTTCTTCACGCTTAATTCTGTTCTCTGCCATCATACTTTCCTCATCTCTTCTGCAACCTTTTTGGCGTATAAGTCTAGGGGTACTCCAAGTTTTTTAGCTATAGCCACCTGTGTCTGCGTTAATCGCACCTTTCTAGGTGCCGTGCTCCGCGTAGCGGGGGCAACCACATTAGACTGTCGCTTGCTTGGTCTTCCCTCTAACTCTTCAATTTCCCCAAATTCTTCAGGGAAGGTATTTCGCATACGAGAATTAATAGTCTCGTAGTAATCATCGCTAGTGGTGTCCACGCCTTGCTTAACTAGCTTACTGTGTACACCCATAGCATAAGCTGTCATCTCATCATCAGAACCGAACCAAGGATTTTCACTTGCCCAATCGGACGCTTTGGTATCTGGCTGAATCGGAGCCTCTTGCGGTATTTGTACAGGAATCTCCGCTTGTTGTAAAGTCTCTGACTCAAAATCTCCTAGTTTATCTGCCTTTATCTTAGCGTTCGTTAGTTTATCTTGTGCATCTAGCAGTTTATCTGCGTCTCCAGCTTCATACGCTCGTTTGTATGCCCGCTTTGCCGATAATATTTCTATCGCTGAATTCTTTTTAGCTTGTTCTAGTAAGGCTGCTTGATTCTTTTCTACGCTACTTTTTAGCTTGTTATTCTCATCAACAAGTGTCTTGGCAAACGCTTCCATTTCTTGACGTTCACGCTGTGATGCTTCTTTAGCACGTCTTTCGTCATGGTAACCTTTACTAAAGTGTTGGATGCGCTTGCGTACTTTGTCCGAGTAATCTTCTAACTCGTCGTCAGTAAGGTCTTCTGGGGGCTTAGATGCTTTGCGGCCCCTATCTGCTTTTGGCGTGTCATCAACAACCTCAACTTCAATTTCTTTTTCTTCTTCCTGCTCAACTTCTCCCATTTTTAGGGCGCTAGAACTTTCTACCTCTATACCTTTATCCTCTTGCTCATCAGGAAAGGTGTACTCTACTTTTTCAAATCCCATTATATACTCCTCACACTCGTGTAACGCCACGAGGATCGTTTACTACTGCTTCAATTGAATCATCGTTCATTAAACGATACTCAACACCACCTACTTTAAAACGCGTACCAGTATTGGCACGGAACATTACATAGTCCCCTGTCTTACACCAAGGGCCAGTAGTAAAACGCTCTTTATCAGAATACGCTTGTGCCCCCATATCGAGTACAACCCCGATAGTAGACATAATGTATTCGTTGTGCATTTCTTTACTAGACTTAATGATGCCACTTTCGCCGTATGTATCTTCTACTTCCGGCATGGCTACTAAGACACGGTATCCCACGGGTGTGGGGATTTGAAGGTCAAGCTCTTCGTCACTTTCAGCTTCTTTAGGTACTATTGTTAGATCAGTCATTATCATCGTCCATATAGTTACGCGAGAGGTCATTTACATGATTCAGACAGGAAGTGAGACCTCGTAGCATTCCTGTTACTTCTTTGTATTGAGAGAAGTCTTTAGCTCCCCCATTACCTAGAAATTCTGTTGCGGAGGACATGTCATCCTCGATTTTCTTTTTAAGCACGTCAAAGACGGTTTTAGCCATGATTATTCCTTATTGCGTTTGTTTGCGACCTCACTTTGAGTTTTCATTAAGTCTAGGTCGAGTTTAGTATTAGCTGTTCTTCTATCGGCAGCTAGTTTAGCTCCGGCTTTCTGAGCATCTATTTCCAACTCTTGTCTTTCGATTTCGAGCTGTTGCTGATTTATAGCCACATCAGCTTGGTCTTTCTGCGTTTTACGCTGTATCTCAGCCTGTTTAATCTGCATATCGGCTTGGTCTTTCTGCGTTTTACGCTGTACATCCTGCTGCTTAACCTGTAGTTCCGCCTGTTGTAGCTGGAACACGGGGTCTTGCTGCTGTTGCTGCGCTTGTTGCTGCGCGGCTTCTTGTTGATGTTGAGCGGTTAGCTGCTTGCCACCTTCGGATATGAGGCGTGACAACTGAACTTCAATCTCTTCAGGTAGCTCCTCATTCGGTGGGGGTAGTGCAACACCCAGCTTATCTTCCATCTGCTTGCGGTATCTGAACCCAAGATGCTCTGCTATGTGCGCTTGTAGCGCAGCCATAATCTGTTGTGCCTGTGGATTCTGCCCAATAGTTTGTGCAATCATCGGGTCTTGCATGAACGACTGGTGAGCCGTTATGTGAGCTTCGTGGTCTTGCGACAGGAAGGCTTTTATGGGGGTACCTGTTAGCACGTTCATGTTCTCGCTTACGGGATCAGTAGGTCTAACGTCATCTTCCGTAGGGACTAACTTATCAGCGTTCTTAACGCCTAGCACTTCAATCATCTGACGATGTAATTGAGGGAGGTTGTATATCTGGGGAGCTTGTTGCGACATCTGCAACACGGCTTGGTACTGTACTACTCGCTGGGCCATTGTAGAGCTGTTAGGGTCGCTTACAGGGATTACATCGACCATAGCGTAGTCAGACTGACGTGCTGATACTTCGCCTCTATTAGGCTGGTAATCATACTCTTCCGGCGCTTCTTCGGCCATGATAGCTTTGAGCATCTTAAACTCTAGCTTCATAGCGTAATGTACGCGTGCTTGTACTGCTGCCATTGGCTTGAGAGTACGTTCTAGCAGGGCTAGTGTAGTACCCACTGGGGCATTAGCGGACATGTCAGAGATGTTCATGTCACTGATAGCGCCTAAACGACGGCCTTCAGTAGTGATCTGGTTCAGCAACGCTAGTAGAGTCTGGCTAGGCTCTTTATAAGGAAGGGGCATAATGTTTTCGCGGATGCTGCCTGATGGCACATCAACGTCTTTAAACTCGCCCGGCTCGATTGGGGTGTCATCACCTTTAATACGCAATCCACGAGACTTTAAGCCCCCCGGAAGGTTAGATAGTGTACCAGCGTCCACCAATTGCCGTATAATCGACGTTCCTGCTTTGGCGTACCCACCTACTATGTGAATCAATCCAAGGCCGTAGAAGCCAAATCCGGGCACATATACGTAATGTACAAAGTGCTGGCGCTTCATGGTGAGCATGTCTTCCTCGTCCCAATTACGACGAACGGCAAGTATTTCTCCTGTGCCCCGCTCGATTGTAACGATGTAAGGTTTTGCTAGCCCATCTTCGTCATCTATACCTTCTATAACAAGCTCGGCGTGAATCTCGTACACGGTATATCGATCATCGTCGGTGATGTCGTAACCACCTTCTTTGGCTTTTTTCTCTTCGATGTCTGTGTGGAACGGCTCTGGATCACCCAGCTCTACGCCTGCATAAAAACCACTAACTTGCAGTCGCATCATTTCATTCTTAGTCTTACGCATTACATGGGTAACACGCTCCGCTGACTCGATGTTAGACGCGCCATAAGGCACGATAACGTCTTCTGCGGGGATATAGATCGCTACCTGTCTACCTATAGTAGCATCAAAGTAAACCTTCTTAAACGCCGATCCTGCGAGTCCTAGGCTATATAGCATACGCTCGTGTTCAGGACGGTACTCAACCATGTTCTCGGTAAGCTCGTAGTTCATGTCCGCTTTTACGCGTTCAGCAGCTTCTAGCTTCTCTTTAGTCTCTTTACCTAAAACCTTAACTCTCACGGGGCCAGCGGCAGGGAAAGTCTCACTCATGGTCTCTGCTTGGAAACGAATAGCCGCTTCAGCAAGAACTGTAGAGTTTACGCCACAAGCGCCTTGCCAAGGAGTAGTGCGCTCTTCATACTTGAATCCTAGAATATCAAGCCCTTTAACGTATGTTTCAGCCCAGTCTTTACGGCTATCTACGTCAGCGTCTACCATACTAATAAGGTCACCTGATAACTCGTTTAGGTAACTTTCATCTAATACGTCTACCAAGTTGGCATCAAACGACATAAAGTCATCTATTTCAACGCCCGGAATAATAGTAATCTCTACGCTACCATCGTCCAGAGTAACCATCTCAGGGTCAACTATCTCTATCTCTAGTTCTTTCTCCCCCTCAAGTCCCTCTACTTCTACGCCTTCGTTGCCTTCAGGAGCAGCGTATAACCCTTTCTCGATTGCCATTTTGTAACCTCTTAATAAAACCCGCTACCGCGATGTTTAAAATATTTGATCTCTTCTGGCTCATCAGTAGGTAATCGTATAAACCCACCCTGCCTGAACCGCATAAGTGCCATAACTGTGGAATCCACCAGATCGTCGTGGCTCATAAACGGGAATCCAGCGATCTCTTCTACTACTTCTTCTGCCCATCTGGTCTGCGGAACCCAACATAATCCAGATTGCACAATATCAGATACAGAGTTTAATCGCGCTAGTTTATCACCAGAACCCCTATGAGGGGTATATTCTTGTACAAGTAGCCCCATACGCCGCATTTCTTGGTATAACGCGACTCCTGAACTCTTTTTCTCCACGATAAACGCGTCTGGTTCCCACTCTGTGTACTGATCCATAGCTAATTCTTTCAGCTCATGGAACTCCATACGCTCTTTTATACTATTAAGCAAGATTATATTATACGCTGAAGTCTCCTCATTAAGGAATACTCCCCATGTAGTCAATGCCGTGTAATCCGCACGGTTGTGTTTTTCGGCTGCGGAGTCCAATGACATGATCACATACTCGCAACTGGGCGGGCGTTCCTTCTCCCATTCGTTCCACCACTCTCTTTTGACCAGTGCGGCCTCTTCTGCGGTAGGTTGTTGTTGGTACTGAGCATTCCACTGGAACACAGGCATGGATGCTTTGGTACGTAATAATGCCTCAAGGTCGAAAAACTCGGGCCACAAGGGTTTTTGTATGGGTTTACCTGTCTCTTTATCATCTACATCTAATATAGCGGGGAACTCTATGACCTCATACTGGTCAGCTCGCTCGTTCTGGGTCATATCCTTGACCACACGACCCGTCAAATCGTCCATATGCCATCTAGTTTGGATGATAGCTACGCTACCGCCGGGCATCAGACGTGTACGAGCACCGAACGTAAACCACTCATATGCCTTCTCAAAGACGACAAAGTTGCCGTTAATCACGTCTTGCTCCGAGTGTGGGTCATCTACCAGCAGTAAATGAGCACCACGACCCGCTAGAGCTGATCCAACACCACAGGCGTAGTACTCCCCGCCCACACTAGTACTCCAACGACCGGCTGATTTAGAGTCACTGGCTAGTTTTACTGTAGGAAATATGGCTGCGTAGGCTTCACTGGAGATTAAGTTACGTACTTTACGTCCAAAATCCAC